GTTAGAAGATTTCTGGTTACCTCGTAAAGAAGGTGGTCGTGGTACTGAGATTTCTACTTTACCTGGTGGTGAAAACTTAGGCCAGATTGATGATATTCTATACTTTCAGAAGAGACTATATAAGGCTTTAAATGTTCCATTATCACGTTTAGAACAAGATAATCAATTCTCATTAGGTAGATCTTCTGAAGTAACTCGTGATGAAATAAAATTCATGAAATTCATTGATAGACTTCGTATGAGATTTAATACACTGTTTATGGATATATTGCATAAACAATGTATATTAAAGGGTATTTGTACTGAACAAGATTGGGGCAAGTGGAAGTTTGATATATATGTCGATTACGCTCAAGATAACCACTTTACTGAATTAAAAGAAGCTGAGATTCTAAGAGAAAGATTAGCTACAGTTGATCAGATTGCTCAGTATCAGGGTGAGTTCTTCTCTAAAGAATGGATAATGAAAAATGTGCTTAAATTGGATGAAGAATCTATTAAAGTGATGAAGGATCAGATCGAGCAAGAAAATGCCGAAAATCCTGATGATGATGAACTATAAATATAAAATATATTAGGAGTATAATATGACTACAGAATCTATTATTGATGCTATTTTGAGCGGCGATATGAATAATGCTGGTGAACAATTCGAACAAGAATTAAGGTCTAGAATCTCTGATGCACTAGACGCTAAAAAGGTTGAGGTTGGTGGTTCGATGGGGTTTACCCAAGAATTTGATCAACCCATTGAGGAAAATGTGCAGAATATGATTAAAGAATCGGCCAAATTAAAGCAGGCAATAAAGGATATGGATGGATCGGATTTCCGAGATCTAAAGGATTCATATTATTCAATTACTGACGGCGCATACGTTGATATAGATATTTCTAGTATAGAGGATAAAGAGATTAAGGCTGAAGTGCAGAAACTATTAGCCGCTCAACAGAAATTTAAAGATGCTTTACGCCGAATTGACTTGGGTAAATATCTATAATAATTCAAAATATTATTTATTATAAATAACTGTAAAGATAGAGAATTATCTATGGAATTAAAGAAATTCAAAGAACTTGTTGATTCACTACAAGAAGCTAAAGACTCTGTGGTATTCAATAAAAAGATTTCTGGTGTTAAAGTTGAAGTCATTAAGAGTGGCAACAAGTTTAAAGCTGTAATTGACGGTGATGTATTAGACACATATAAGTCTCAAAAAGAGGCTGAATCTATGGCTAAGCAATTTGTCGCTCAATACAAAGGATAAATAACAATGAAGTTAATCGCTGAGTTTAACGATCATCAGTTAGATGTAATTACTGAGGCTAATGAGAAAGGCGAGAAGTCTTATGTCATTGAAGGTGTATTTGCACAAGCTGATCAGAAAAATCGCAATGGTAGAATATATCCAAAAGCTATCATGGAAAAAGCGATTAATAAATATGTTACAGAACAGGTTAAGACTGGACGTGCGGTAGGTGAATTGAATCACCCTGACGGTCCAACAGTTAACCTTGACAAAGTTTCACATCTCATCACAGACCTTAGATTAGAGGGAAATGATGTGATTGGAAAGGCATCTATATTAGATACTCCTATGGGGAAAATCGTAAAAGGTTTACTTGATGGTGGTGTTCAATTAGGTGTATCAACTCGTGGTATGGGAACACTTGTGCAACGTAGTGGCCAAACATATGTCGGAGAAGACTTTATGTTGGCTACTGTGGACATTGTTCAAGACCCCTCTGCTCCAGATGCTTTCGTTAATGGGATCATGGAAGGAGTAGATTGGGTATGGGATAATGGCCTAATTAAGCCGCAAGTAATTGAAAAGATTGAGACAGAAATTAAGAACGCTCCACGTGCAGATCTTTATGAGACGCAAGTTCGTGAGTATAAAAATTTCCTCTCGTTACTCAAACAAAGTTTATAATAGGAGTTAAACATGGCTGAAGAATTAAAGCATGACGAACTCCACGATGATATCGTTGAGAACGAAGAAGTTGTGGAAGAAGCTCATGATCCAGAGAATGCTGAACAGCAATCTATTGATTCTGTAGACAAAGCGGCCAAAGCTACTGCAAAAGCATCTGTACCTAAAACAAAGGGTAAGATGATTGCTGCAATGTATGATCGTATGTCTAAGATGAAAAAAGAAGAACTAAATGCTGCTTACAGCTCTATGATGGAAGGAGTTGAACTTGAAGAAGCATTAGCTGAAGACCTTGATACAGGTGCTGCATTAGAAGCATTAGTAGAAGGCGAAGCTACTCTATCTGAAGAGTTTAAAGAAAAAACATCTCTAATCTTTGAAGCTGCTTTACGCTCTAAGCTTTCTGAAGAAGTAGATCGTTTAGAAGAAGCATATCAAACTGAACTAGCTGAAGAAGTTCAAGCTACTAAGATTGATATGGTTGATAAAGTAGATTCATACTTGAACTACGTAGTAGAATCTTGGATGGAAGATAATAAATTAGCTATTGAAGCTGGTTTACGTACTGAAATCGCTGAGAACTTTATGGCTAAGTTGAAAGACGTATTCGTAGAGTCTTACGTAGAAGTACCGGAATCTAAGGTTGACTTAGTTGATGACCTAACTGAGCAAGTAGTTGCTTTAGAAGAGAAATTGAACGGTGCTATCGCACAGTCAGTTGAATTATCTGAAGAACTTAAAAGCGTTAACCGTAAAGCAGTAATTGCTGAAGCGTCACGCGATATGGCTCAAACACAAGCTGAGAAGTTAAACGACTTACTTGAAGGTGTGGCTTTTGAAGATCAAGAATCTTTCGCATCTAAAGTAGAAACTATCAAAGAATCTTTCTTTGCTAAAACAGACGTTGAACCATCTCAAGTAGCTATCGCTGAATCAGTTGAAGCTGACTCAGAAGTAGAACAAGAAGTTGAAGTATCAGCTTCAATGTCACAGTATTTACAATACCTTAAAAAATAAATCGTAACTCATAGGAGAGAACAACAATGCAATCTTACGATACTCTAGTTGAAAAATGGGCACCAGTACTTAACGAAGAAAGCGCTGGTAAGATTCAAGACAAACATAAAATGTCTGTAACAGCCGCTATTCTTGAAAACCAAGAAAAAGCACTTAAAGAAGAGCGTCAAGCACAGCAAGGTTTTCTTTCTGAAGATGCTGCTGGTAACAACACTTCTTCAATCGGTACTTGGGATCCAGTATTAATCTCATTAGTACGTCGTGCTATGCCTAACCTAATGGCTTTTGATGTTGCTGGTGTTCAGCCAATGGCTGGTCCTACTGGTTTAATCTTCGCGATGAAAGCTCGTTACGGTGCCGGTGCTACTGGTTCTACTGAAGCTTTATTCAACGAAGCTGACACAGCTCATTCTGGTGATGGTACACACTCTGGTGGTCCTTCTGGTTTAGCTGGATTAACTGATTCAGGTTCTGACGGTTCTATCAATGACGACCGTACAGGTCCTGCTTTCGGTACTGGTATGACTACAGCTGCTGCTCAAGCACTTGGTGATTCAGATGGTAACTCTTTCGCTGAGATGGGATTCACTATCGAGAAAGCTACTGTAACTGCTAAATCACGTGCTCTTAAAGCTGAGTACACTTTAGAACTAGCTCAAGATCTTAAAGCGATCCACGGTCTAGATGCTGAAGCTGAATTAGCTAACATCCTTTCTACTGAAATCCTAGCTGAGATGAACCGTGAAACAGTTCGTACAATCAACTCTCAAGCTAAGACTGGTGCTAGCACTGGTAACACTGCTATTAACGGTATTTTCGATCTAAGCTCTGATGCAGATGGTCGTTGGTCTGTTGAGAAGTTCAAAGGTCTTATCATGCAGATCGAACGCGAAGCTAACACAATTGCTAGAGAAACACGTCGCGGTAAAGGTAACGTCGTTATCTGTTCTTCTGATGTTGCT